GTAAATTCTTTTGAGCGACTTGTCGCAACATTATTGGTTACGGTGTAGGGGTGCTATCTCGACACTCACACTGACTTATCTAGATCCACCTGTTCGATATACCTCGATAATATCTATAGCGCCTGTTGAATCTACTGCTATATACAAGAGTCTTACTACCTTCCAGTCTAAACGGTGGGACAATTGATACGGGGGGAGGGGGAATGCTCGATGTTGATATATATAGTTCCCACCCAGATACAAAAAAAGGTAAATTCAAAGGCTATAACCCCTTTTGCCATAACGTATTGCGCCGTTATTCCATAATTGAATTAGTTGCAGTGGGGTAGAGGGTTGCAGTTGGTAGGAATTAGTATAGGATAGGGGGGGTCGGAGGGCTTAATGGCTCTTTTAATTTTTGAGGAAATCCAAAATGAAAGACCACACTGTTGAATACCGCTCAATTGATTACTACTCCATGTGCGAGAAGTCCAAAAAGCAGATCAAGGCGATGCAGGATGCTGGGTTTTCGACCATGCATGACCCCAAGGCCACGCCTGAAGAGACTGAACAGAATAAAATGGGTGGTTATTCCGTCATTATGATGAGCAAGTAATGTCTGGTGGTGGGGTATTGGAGGAAATAGCAGACCATTTGGCGGATATAGCCGAATCCCTGCGTAAGTTGTTAGACTTAGCCGAAGATACCCTGCCGGAATCAAGCGATGACGAAAGAGAAAGCCCCTGCTCGCCAGCATAAACCTACCAAGAAAGAAATTGCGTCTAAATCTGTAGGTGGTCGTGGTAAGGTTGGCAGGCCAAAGGGCGATGCGGCGATTATTAATGAGTATAAGGCTCGTATGCTGGCGTCACCCAAGTCCAGAAAGGTGCTTGATACGATATTTGAAGCCGCGATGGACGATGACCACAAGAATCAAGCGGCGGCATGGAAGCTGGTGATGGATAGAATCCTGCCAGTAGCCGCGTTTGAAAAGGATATTGTCCAGAATGGCGGCAAATCCGCTATTCAGATTAATATAACGGGGGTGGGTGGCGCTCAGATTAGCCAGCCTACACCTCAATCAAACATTATTGACGGGGATTCTGGTGAGATACTTCAAGATTGAAGAGTTCAACTGCCAAGAAACCGGCAATAACCTAATGAACCCAATATTTTTGGCCCGTTTGGATGAGCTACGGGAGAAATGCGGGTTTCCTTTTGTAATTACTTCTGGGTATCGTGACCCTACCCACTCCATCGAAGCCGCCAAACCCAAACCCGGCACCCATGCTCAAGGCATCGCGGCGGATATACAGGTGGTTGATAGCGTACAACGACACACGCTATTAACTAACGCTTTTATGTTAGGGTTTTTTGGCATCGGAATAGATAAATCTTTTATTCATGTTGATATACGGGATACTCAACCCGTAACGTGGGTGTATTAATGCTCTATACAAAGAATGCAAATGTAACAACAACGGATGTTTCAACCGTTATGACAGTGCCTACCGGCTATGTAGCGCACTGGAATATGTTGTTTGTCTCAAATGTCGGCGGATCGACTAATGGAGCCGGTGTTTATGTGGATAAGGCAGACAGTACAAGAATAGACATCTTGGGTGGTGGCAATGTGTCTTCAAAAGATTACATATTGATTACTGACGGGGTATTTGTTTTGCAAGCTGGCGATGCGGTTAAGGCGTTTACGACAGGCTCTGGCGATATGGAGTTTGTAATAACCTTTGACTTACTTGAACAGCCTGCAACATTTGTAAACTTTAACGGAGCTTAACTATGAAATACCTATTTGCCCTTTTTTTTGTGTCACCTTTTGCGCTATCGCAAACGGTCATTAATTTTGATGACGGGTCTACTTACACTTTAGAGGATAACCAAGAAATTTACATTAGCACTCCAAATAGTGCGTTATTTAAAAGGCAATTGATGAAGAACAAGGATACTTTTTTCCGAGTTCAAAAACCTTGGGCTAAACGAGACTATGTTCCTTCTCCCACTGACGGGATAGTGAAGGGATCTCATGAGTGGTGTTTGGCTTATGAGCCTTGGAGTGAAGGGTTTACATTTGACATGCAGTTGTGGAAACGCTCTTGCGATACCAACGGCGATGGCAAATATGATGAAAATGATGACAAGTGGGAAGGCTAGTGTTTGGCTGACTTAAATGTACAGTTATTGGATTGGCAACAGGACGTATATTCTGATCCAACGCGCTTTAAGGTAGTTGCGGCTGGGCGACGAACAGGGAAGTCGCGCCTAGCGGCATGGATGCTAATCATTAATGGCCTTCAAGCAGACAAGGGCCATGTTTTTTATGTCGCCCCGACTCAGGGGCAGGCCCGCGACATTATGTGGCAAACCCTGATGGAGTTAGGCCATCCGGTTATAAGCGGGTCACATATTAATAATCTTCAGATTCGATTGATTAATGGCGCAACTATTAGTTTAAAAGGCGCTGATCGACCTGAAACCATGCGCGGTGTGTCGTTGAAATTCCTTGTGATGGATGAATACGCCGACATGAAGCCTGATGTATGGGAGCAAATCCTTAGACCAGCACTAGCAGACCAAAAGGGTGAGGCGTTATTTATCGGAACGCCGATGGGTCGTAATCATTTTTACGAACTTTATAAATATGCTGAGCTAGGTGATGACGAAACCTACAAGGCTTGGCACTTTACAAGCTATGACAACTCTATGCTTGATGCTGGCGAAATTGACATCGCTAAGAAATCAATGTCTAGTTATGCCTTTAGGCAAGAGTTTATGGCTTCGTTTGAAGCTAGAGGCTCGGAAATGTTTAAAGAAGAGTGGATTCGTTTTGGAGAAACACCTGACGAGGGTGATTATTATATTGCGGTGGATCTGGCGGGTTTTGAGGACGTTAACAAAAAACGAACCAAGAATACCAAGCTGGATGAAACAGCGATAGCGGTTGCCAAGGTCAGTCCAAGCGGTTGGCACGTTGAAAACATTATTTATGGTCGTTGGGAATTAAACGAAACGGCTATGAAAATATTCCAAGCTGTTAGGGACTATCGCCCTGTAAGTGTTGGAATTGAAAGAGGCATTGCTAAACAGGCAGTAATGTCGCCGCTTACAGATTTGATGAAGCGATATGGTCAGTTTTTCAGGGTTGAAGAATTGACGCATGGAAATAAGAAAAAAACAGATCGTGTAATGTGGGCATTACAGGGTCGTTTTGAAAATGGTTATATACAGTTAAGCAAGGGAGAGTGGAATACTCGATTTTTAGATCAGCTATTTCAATTCCCTGATGTATTGACGCATGATGACTTGGTGGACGCATTAGCGTATATAGATCAATTGGCTCAAGTAGCATACGACTACGAGTATGAAATTGATGACCACGAAATCTTAGATATTGTCGCGGGATATTAAAATGGCAGAAGAAATTTACAGCCCAGATCCAATGTTGATTCAAGAATCTCTTGCCGAATGGGTTATGACCAAGTGTGAAAGCTGGCGTGACTACTACGAATCAAACTATGAAGAACGTTTTGAAGAGTATTACAGGCTATGGCGTGGTCAGTGGGATCCAGCAGATTCACAACGCGCTTCTGAGCGATCACGAATTATTGCTCCTGCACTCCAGCAGGCAGTTGAATCAAATGTAGCAGAGTTAGAAGAGGCTACTTTTGGGCGCGGCAAGTGGTTTGATATTTCTGATGACGTATTAGATAACCAACGCCAAGACGCTTTGTATCTTAGAAAAAAATTAACAGAAGACTTTGAAGCCTGCAAAATTCGCAAAGCTGTGGCTGAGTGTTTGATTAATTCAGCAGTATTTGGTACGGGAATTGGTGAAGTTGTTCTTGAAGAAATCAAAGAAATGGCTCCTGCTGTTGAGCCAATTATGGGCGGCGATCTTCAGGCTGTTGGCGTTACGGTTACTGATAGGGTTGTAGTCAAGTTAAAGCCTGTACTGCCGCAAAACTTTTTGATTGATCCTGTTGCTACGTCTATTGAAGATGCATATGGCGTAGCAATTGATGAGTTTGTTTCTAAACACAGCGTTGAAATACTTCAAGAGCAAGGCGCTTATAAAGAAGCGTATATTGAATCAGCGGCTTCAGATACTGACTTAGAGCCAGATCAAGACTTAACAATTTACAACGATGACAAAGTTCGACTAACTAAATATTACGGGTTTGTGCCAAAAGAATTGCTTGAGGCAGAAGGCGTTGAGGTTGAAGAAGATTCAAAGTATGTAGAGGCAATTGTTGTTATTGCTAATGGTGGAACACTGCTAAAGGCAAACAAAAACCCATACATGATGAATGATCGTCCTGTTGTGGCATTTCCATGGGATGTGGTGCCCGGACGGTTTTGGGGTAGGGGTGTATGCGAAAAGGGCTATAACAGCCAAAAGGCGCTCGATACAGAGCTTCGGGCGCGTATTGATGCCCTGAGCCTAACCATCCACCCAATGCTTGCTGTGGACGCTACACGGCTTCCTAGAGGGGCTAAGCCTGAAGTCCGCCCCGGAAAGATGATTTTGACTAATGGGGATCCGCGTGAAGTTTTACAGCCATTTAACTTTGGGCAAGTCAACCAGATTACATTTGGACAAGCCGCCGCGTTACAGCAGATGGTACAGCAGGCTACAGGCGCAGTGGATTCTGCTGGTATCGCGGGTCAGGTTAATGGCGAAGCAACAGCCGCCGGTATTAGTATGTCTCTTGGCGCTATTATTAAGCGGCATAAACGGACTCTTATTAATTTCCAACAGTCTTTCCTTTTGCCTTTTGTAACCAAGGCGGCTCACCGCTATATGCAGTTTGACCCGGAAAACTATCCGGTAGCGGATTATAAGTTTACGGCGACAAGCACCCTTGGAATTATTGCTAGGGAATACGAGGTTACACAGTTAGTTCAGTTGCTCCAGACAATGAAGCAAGACAGCCCTCTGTATCCTGTATTGATTCAAAGCATTATTGATAATATGAACCTTAGCAACCGCGAAGAATTGATTGCGGCAATGCAACAAGCATCACAGCCTAATCCGCAAGCACAGGAAATGGCAATGATGGTTCAGCAGTCTCAGCTAGAGTTCCAGCAAAGCCAGACTAATGCATTGAATGGTCAGGCGGCAGAATCGCAAGCTAGAGCCGCTAAGTTGGCTATTGAAGCGCAAATAGCGCCTCAAGAGCTAGAGATTGACAAGATAAATGCAATTACCAGAAACCTAAAAGAAGGCGACCAAGAAGATAAAGAGTTTGAACGTAGGTTAAAGGTAGCAGACAGGCTTTTGAAAGAACGACAACTGGAGAGTAGGCCACAAAATGTTAATGACTCAAACGGAACTCAACAACCTGTTCGGACAGGTCAACGTAGCCTTCAAGGAGCAATCGGACAGGCTCCAGAAAATGCGGGAGCAATTAGACAGATTGGAGGAGAGACTTGATGCCCAAGAAAAAAGATCCAAAGCTGGAGCGCGCGGGC